AATTTAGCAACTATGTTATATGCAGTTAGAACGGTGACAAGTTCATTTAGCAATGGACAGTTTGTTCAACAACTTGACATGATTAGAATACCAGTACCAGATAGTTTCTTACCAGTTAACCCATTCTTTAGTACAATAATTGGAGACGGCTTCGGGTACGGAAATGATCCTGAAGGAGAGTTTGCAGGTTTTGGTGACAATACAGCCGGCATTGGCTCAGGAGAACGAGGCGATCCACGTGACTTCGGTGATCCATTCGGCAGAGGAGGCGGCACCGGCGGTAATGGAAACTCGGCAGCACCAGTGATAGCACCTGGACTATTTTATACCCAACAAGATACTGTCGGAGGTGGATTAACTGATCCTTCACGACTTGCAAACGAAGAGTATAGAGGATTTAGAGGTTCGCTTATAACAAAAGCAGACAAAATATTAGATGATGGTATAGGTACAGCAAAAGACTCTGCCGCATATGCCGCTATGTTGTCTGAGGCAGAAATGTTAGCGGCAAATGGTAGTACTCAAGCACAAGCTGATGTAGATGCATTAAAACAACAATTTACTGACTTTTATGGAACACCAGAAGAGGCGGCTACTATCATCAATGAAGAAATAGAAAATGGAACTGTTGTTTCACCGGAATTTCTAGGTCTACTTGATAAAGTATACGGCGAACCGTTAGATATTGATGTTGACAGAACGGCTGTTACGGATGAGATTGTACAAATGGATGCAGTAAATTACATGAGTATGGATGAGATTATCAGTAATTATCAGCTTGAAAATCCTGCTATAACAGTAGAAACAATGTCATCTAATCCGATTGCAACAGCACGTGCTGAATCTATTAGAACTGGAGAGCTTAAAGTATCACCTAGAGTAGATCCAAAAGTTGTAGCTGCACACAAGCAATATGCGCTAAGTAGAATTGAAGGCGACAAAACAGTTAATGCATTAGTTACAGGGAAAGAAGCAGTTATACTTGCTAAGATAGGAAATGAGCAAGTTAGACTACTAGACGAAAATTACGGTAGTTGGTCAATGATGAGTGAAGCAGACCAGAACTATTATGATAAACTTGTTGGTAAACAAACTGAAATAGAAAATTTAGCTAAGAATGATCCGTCGAGATTCTTGTTAGCAGAACAAAAACTTATTGAAGACTTGGATGTTACGATTGAAGAATACCAAGAACTAGATTCAGTTCCATATGATTGGACTGAAACAGATCAACAAAAAAGATTGTCTGAGATGCAAGAGTTAGAAAATGCAGTAACAGAACAAGATTTTTCAACATCAGATGCAATTGATACTAAATCTACAATTGCTGTTAACCCAGATACTAACGAAGAAGAAGTAGTAACTTATGGAACTGTTGTTAAAAGTCCAGTACCTATTGATTTACAGGGTATTGCAAAAGCAAGTTCTGATATTGTATTGACTGAAGAACAAATTGAACAATACATTAATGCACAATCAGATATGGATTCTGTTAGACGTGCATGGAATGATACAAATGATTTAGTGGAAATCAAAATGTTAGATTTTGACGGAGCAGTTTACACAGAAACATTTATAGGGTTAAGCAATGGAATTGAATTGACTGATGGGACGACAATAACTTTTGATCCAATAGATCCAAATAGAGTCTATAGCTTTGCTGACCCAGAAATAAGAAGTAGAACGGTAGGGGGATTTGATACTATTAGAAATACAGTAGTTAGTAATTATGATTTACTTGAAGTTGGGGTACCAAGAGATGAATCCAGTGAAGGAGGCAAACTTCAAATTGAATTAGGATCTGCAAGGATACAAGTTAAAGAGGAATTAGAGTAAATGTCAATTAGTAATCAATCATCTAGTAGTTTAGCGGGAGCTTTAAGGCGTGAACGTAAGCACGGACAATCTCCTGTATTATCAAATATTGAAAGTGGTATCTATATAGCTATCACTACAGGTGAACCAGACCCAGAAGGTAGAGGCAGAGTTAGTGCATATGTTCCTAAATTAGGCGGAACACCAGAAGAGCCAATGTACTTTCAATATGCAGCACCATTCGGTGGCAGTAATAGCGGCGGATCGTATGGAATGTTCGCAGCACCGTCAGACGCTGGCGTTTCCATTATGGTTTTCTTTGCAGACAATGGTGAGCTATCTAGAGGTTACTGGTTTGCAGTAGCACAGGAAGTTCCGGATGTTGTAGCAGGCGGAGCTTCTGGCCAAGCACAAGCTGATGGTACTGGACAAGGTGAGGGTGCATATAGTGATGTTCCATCTGCTAAATCAACTCCCGCATCAGTCCGAGAACGAAATGAAAATGCAGAAGATGAATTGGAAAACAGTGATAGAAACGTCAATGTAGCACAACAGGGTATATATGCTGATAGTGTTAGAGGACAAAGTACTGCATCGCCGCAACGTGATGCAAGTTATGAAAATCCACAACACTCCAAAGTATTCGGGATGAAAACGCCCGGTAACAATGCTCTAACAATGGATGATGGTTCTGTTGCACCTGATGGTACAGTTCACCCAAATCAGATTAGACTACAAACAGGTTCAGGCGCAAGTATTATTCTAGATGGTACTAATGATACAATTTATATGATTAACTCAAATGGATCCGGCTGGGTAGAAATCGGCGCAACTGGTGAGATAATGGCATATGCTCAAGGTTCTATTTCAATGAGAGCCGAAAAAGACTTTAATATTCGTGCTGACAAGAACATCAATATGGAAGCTGGAGAGAATGTTCACATAAAAGCAGGTAACGATTATCATCTAAACACCGCTGATCAAATACACTTGAAGAGTGGCGGCTCACAATTCTTTGACAGTGCTGGTTCAAACCACACTAAAGTAAAAAGTAATATGTATGTTTCTACAGGTGCTTTGTTGCATCTTAATGGTCCCCAAGCTGCACAATCACCGGGTATGACTACAGTATCACACGCTGATATTCAGAATTTAGAAAGCACACAATTAGACGATAGTATTGTTTCATCAATGCCATCACATGAACCTATGACACGTAATAATGTCCCACCAAGTGCAGGCGCACAACCGGGAAGTCCTGCATCTGAAATTTCTCCTGATCCAAATAGCGCAGAAGAACAACTTGATGTAGCAGACCTTGAAGATGTTATAGACGATGGCGATGGTGGCTCACTTGAATATAGAAACCAAGGTGCAACACGTAGACTTAAAGTTGTACCTGCACTTGAAAGAATTTTACTATCAGCAGCAAATGCAACAAATTTACATGTCGTTATTTTCTCTGGTGGACAAGACCACACTACTGGTACAGTGGGATCGAATAGACACGACCATGGGTATGCAGCTGATGTATGGTTGTATGAAGGTAAGGGCGGCAGACGTATAAGCATGACTCGTGATACAACGATAGCGGCACAATTTGCACAGGCTGCAAAGAGTGCTGGTGCACTATCTATTGGAGCTGGATCAGGGTATATGGATGGAGTAGGTATGCATGTTGATATTTCTCCGGGTGCAACAATTCCTGTAAGTTCTGCAAGATATTGGGGAACAGGAAGTAGAGCTGCAGGCGCTCCAAGTTGGTTAAGGACTATTATGGCATGATATATGATAAGAAAAAAGGCTCGTTATTAAATTACATCCAACTTCCGTTGCATGTTGTGACACCCAACGGAACATACTTGGGTATTGGCTATGATTTTGATATACCAAAATATATACTATCACATGTTCGTGTAGTTACATATCCAGTAACAGATTTGATTTTTTCTAAAATGAGTAAAGACGCAATCATTAATAATAGTGAACCTCTGTTAAAAACAACAGATGGTAAGATTGGTTATGGTTATAAGATTAGTGATGTAGAATTAAAATATGGTTATATAACTGTTGCATCAAAAAGAATTGATATAACACAAGGTACTATTTCATCTGCTTCTGCAAAACTTATACTAGAAAGACAGCTACGTAATATAGGAAACGTGCTAGAGCAATTTGTTAAAGAACCTCTATCACAGACACAGTTTGATGCGCTATTACATTACTTTTATTATATTGGTGTTGATAAAATTGAAACTAGTTCAGTCATTGAACTAATTAATATGAAACGTTGGTATGATATAACAGATGAAATGCAAACTAATATAAAAAGAAATAGCGGCAAAGTAGATGAATACCTCGCCGCTATAAAAATTAGAAGTGCTAAAATGTGGAGTTATGTTCCTGGCTTTTAAGCTGGACGTTCTTCGATCATCATATCTGCTAGACCATAATCAACTGCATCTTGTGCAGTCATAAAGGTATCAAACTTCATAGTTGCTTCCAACTCTTCGAAAGTTTTTCCTTTAGTATTGTGCTTTACATACAATTCAGTTAGGCGTTTGTTGATGTTCTTGGACTCTTCGAAATGACGAATGTTATCTTCCATTTCAAGTTCTTGTACATATACAGAACCGCCAGTGCCGCGTGTGCCACTTGATACACGGTGAACCATTGTGCGAGAGTTAGGAAGAACATAACGTTTACCCGCTGATCCAGCCATTGCTAAGAATGATCCCATTGAACATGCTTGTCCAATAACAGTAGTAGATACATCTGGTTTGATGAATTGCATTGTGTCATAAATTGCAAGACCAGATGTTACTGCACCGCCTGGCGAGTTGATATAAAAATGAATATCTTTATCTGGGTTTTCTGCTTCTAGGAACAACAACTGTGCGCAAAGCAAATCTGCTTGGTAATCGTTAACTTCGCCAGTTAGAAAGATTACACGCTCTTTAAGGAGGCGTGAAAAGATATCATAACTTCGTTCGCCATTAGCTGACTGGTCAACGACCATTGGTACTAGATTTGGCATTAAAACTTCCTTGTGTTAGTATGTACTTTTGTAGTTTTCAACTCTTCGATTTGATTTCGTAGGTCTTCATTTTCTTCAGTCAACGCCTTCACACGTTCATATTGCGCATAAAGAGATTTTGTTAGTTCAGCAATATCATTTCGCAACATATCAGCTTCGCTATTAGTTGTCAAGGGTTTTGTTTCTTCCCACATGATCCAATCACGTGAATACACATCTGAGTATTCGTATGTTACATCAATTGGCGCAACCTCTGTATTGAATTCATCAAATGAAATCATAGAGTCAACTTTAAATCCGTCATACTCGGTTTCTACAAATTCAAAGTCTACGTTCACATCATATTCTGAGTAATCTAACCCATCTAGTGCGAACAGTTCCATTTGTTCTTCTTGCATTGCAAGCTCTTTCATTTTGCCCATTTCGAGTCTCCTAATCTGTATGTTAATAGTATAGTAGTAATTTATTCAGTTGTCAAGCGTTAATTTTACTTTTTATCGCTGGTACTATGAAATCTTTTATCATTTCTTCATTGATAGCATCATTGAAGTGTACATGGTCACATAGAATTTCTGCTTCACTATATCTACTTATGTAATACTCGTGTGCATTTGGGTATTCATCGAACTTAACATCGATTTCTATGTGTTCTCTGAAATCAAATGACTTTTGCCAGGCAACAACTCGAATACCTAACATATCGCACAGCTTTATTGCTTGTTGACAATCTAATATACCCCAAAACTCAAACGCATTTTCATTATATGCAATATGCTCTTGCACACTCTTCCATATATCAAATTCTCTTTTAGAGCCAAAAGTTTTATAGTCGATTGGTTGTGTAATACCTCGTATATATTCCCAAATAGATGCACTATTCTTATATACATCGTTTGATATATTTGTCAAGTCATAATTTTGTGATTTAACATTGAGCATAGAACGATTATTAACTAACTCTATTAAAATCAAATCTACATTGTGTTTTTCTTTGAGGTATACAATCTTGTCGAGATATAATTCAGTTCCTTTACCAGAACATGCACTATTAAAGTACGAATGTTCGGGTAGATATTTCTCTAACCATGACTCAAACGGAGCCGCAAGATTGTTTTCTCCTGTCCCTAAATTGTGATGGCATCCTACTGAAAAACTTGATCCTAATATCCCAATATTCATGTGTATATTTATGTTCGTAGTTTATACGTTGATAAATACTCTTAATCAGATTAACTGTAGAGAGAATAACATGAACAATATTAGATTTTCAGGTTTTAGCACAAAGAATAAAAATGCTATTAATCATGTCTTAACTGGCAAAGACCTTGTTATTGAAGACTTGATGAACCATATTATGACCCGTAAAGGTGAGCGTGTAATGATGCCTACATATGGTAGCATTATTCATGAACTAATATTCGAACCGTTGACTCCTGCAATCAAAGACATTATCGAAGAAGATATCACAACTATTATTGATGAAGACCCTAGAGTTAACTTAGATAATATTGATGTATCAGATACAGACCATACCATAAACGTAGAACTTACAGTATCAATCGTAAACGAAGATGAACCTGTGATCCTACAAATAGATTTAGAGAGAGAATAACATGAGTCAAGAAAGAGTTGACAATTTATTTGCAAGTGAAAGCTGGACAGCAGTTTATACAGCTTTTACAAATGTAAGTTTAAAAGCATACGACTTTGATACTATCAGAGCCGCATTAGTTGATTACGTTGCGACAACATACCCAGACAAGTTTAATGACTTTATTGCAAGTTCAGAATTTATTGCAATTTTAGATTTAGTTGCATATCTAGGACATTCATTGTCATTTAGACTTGACATGAATACACGTGAAAACTTCTTAGATACAGCGGAACGCCGTGAAAGTGTTCTACGTATGGCTAAGACGTTGGGGTACAATAAGACACGCCCGACAAACGCACGTGGTTTCTTAAAGATCACAAGTATTACAACAGACCAACCAATTGCAGATAACGAAGGTAACTCTCTAGCTAATCGTACAATCAATTGGAATGACTCTAATAATACTGACTGGTATGAAAACTTTATTGATGTTATCAACGCCGCTCTTAATACATCATCAAAAATTCAAGACCCAATGGCAAGTATGGTAATTGCAGGTGTTGAGAATTATCTTTATGAACTTAACGAAACAGATACATCACGTGCAGTATCATTTTCTTTTGAAGCTCCGGTATCAGGTAAGAACAGAAGATTTGAAGCAGTACGCACAGAATTTGCAGATGACAAAATTCTTGAAGCAGAGCCAATTGAAACGAAGAAATTTACAATTGTAAACAGAAACGATAATCTAGGTCCAGCTTCAGATAGAACTGGCTTCTTTGTTTATGCAAAGACTGGTACTTTACAGTTTGAAAACTTTTCATACAGCACAAAAATCTCAAATCTTATAGAGACAGTTGCAACAAATAATATTTCAAACACTGATGTTTGGGTACAGAAAGTAGATAATACTAATACATACTCATCCAGTGTAACAAAAGTAGATAACGACACAAGAGAAACAGCAATTTATAACTCACTTCGTTACGGAAACGGCGACATTGTAAGTGTGAATACAATTAATAACAATGCAATTGAATTGCATTACGGTGACGGTGTATTCGGTAATGCTGCAAGTGGTAACTATCGTGTTTGGTACCGAACAACAGATAACGAAAACTACAGAGTAGATAGAAACGATGTTAAAGAAAAAACAATTTCTATTCCATATACAGGCGCAGACAAAAAGAATTATAGATTAGTTCTTACATTATCATCAACACGTGATTTCTCAGAAAACTTTGCGGCAGAGTCTTATACGAGTGTAAGACGTATTGCACCACGTGCTTATTATGCGCAAGACAGAATGGTGAATGCGCAAGACTATAATGTTCTTCCGCTATCACTCGGTTCAAACATCGTATCAAAAGTAAAAGCAATCAACACAACATATGCAGGTAACTCACGTTATTTTGAAATGGATGATGTTACAGGTCATCATTCTAATATCAGTATTACTGGCAGAGATGGTTCTGTGTATATGGATAATGATGCTATTACGATGAACCTACGTTTTAATAGACAAAACGGAAACACTAACGATTTTAT